GATCACATTGCACGTTTAATGGCAACACAGGCAGGAAATGACATCGAAGATGTTATCCTTAACGGTGACGAGTCATTAACAAGCGATGCACTTTACAAGTCATTCAATGGTGTAGTTAAGAAGGCTAAGGCTTCAGGCCACGTCGTCGATGCTGCACAGATTAAGGGCGCAAATACAGCAACAGGTCTTGACCGTGCAGTATTCAACGCAGCTCTTAAGGCACTCCCACGTAAGTACAAGCAGCGTCGTACAGACCTTCGCTTCCTCTCAGGTTCAAACTTGATCCAGGATTACTTATACTCAACATCACAGAACATCCAGAACGTTAACCCACAGGACATTGCTTCAGGCATCATCCGTGGAGATGTTCCAGTTCTTGGTGGTCCAGCAGGCTATGTAGCTCCATACGCATTTGGTATTCCAATCGTTGAAGTTCCATTGCTTCCAGAGACACAGACAGGTTCATACACAGGAGCAGCAGGCTCACACGGTGATATCCACTTGACATTCCCAAATAACGTTGTTATTGGTATCAAGCGTGACATCACAGTTTACCGCTTCTTCTGGCCACGTAAGGACTCAATCGAGTACACAATGTATACTCGTGTTGGTGTTCAGGTCGAGCAGGCAGACGCTTGGGTCGTTGTTAAGAACATTAAGGTTGCTTCTTAATTAATTAAGAATTAAGCCACGGAAGAGCCCCCAATTAATTTTGGGGGCTTTTCATTTTAATTTATCAATGCTATAATTAAAGAACCTAGAAAGAGGAGAAATAAATATGTCATTTGACACATTAAAAGTAGCCGAACTTAAAGAAATTGCAACCGAGTTTGCTGTAGATACAGAAGGACTCAAGAACAAAAAAGATGTAATTGCAGCTCTATCAGAAGAAGGCGTCACATGGAGTGTATATCAAAGCACATTAGAAGCAATCGAAAAGGACACAGAAGAAATTGAAATTCTTCCAAAGTTTGATCCAAAGACGGTAGATAAAGACTCAGTCTTGGTAAGAATGACAAGAGACAATGCACGATATGATATCGCAAATCATACATTTACAAAGACACATCCATTTGTAGCAATGTCAGAAGAAGATGCTCAGTTAATTTTTGATTTAGAGGAGGGTTTTCGTTTAGCAACACCAAAGGAAGTTCAAGACTTCTATAGCTAAACTTTAACGTACTATGGAGATATTAGCAGGAACAAACTCAGCAATACAGCATAGAGTATTTTGGAAAGGTGAATCTGCAGTAGCAGACAGTCCACCTATAGTAACTCTCTACAGAGCAGATAATTTAAATGTTGAACTATTCTCTGGAGAAGCAGTTGAGTCGGAGACAGATATTGGCGTGTACAATTTTTATGCTCCAGAATGGACTAGATACCCAATAGCTCTTTTTGCAAGATGGTATTATGAAATTGATGAGCTTCCTGCAACGCATACTCAAAATGTTGATGTGGTTAAGCCATATGTAGATTTATCTCAGGTAATCAATGGACTTGGATTAGGCTCAGATTACAATGATCCAAATGCTAGAACTTACCAGGAGCTGGTCGATGCAGAAAGATATGCTCGTAAGGTAATTGAAAATTACACACAGCAGAAATTTTATAGCTACGTATCATCTGAAATAGCCTATGGCTCAGGTAATGATATTCTTCCCCTTACTCGTAAAATTAATACACTAGAAGATATTATTGTAAATGACATTGCTCTAGAAAATATGCCGTTTGAAATTGCTGAAAGCGGATTTGCAGTAAGACTAAATAGAGCTAACATGCTTGATAATACTGTATACACCGCAAATGGAATGATTCCTCCAACAATCAATGATTACTCTGGAGTATTCAACAAAGACGCTAGGTACAAAATAACTGGTTCATTTGGCTGGGAAAGAGTTCCAAATGAAGTTGAGATGGCAGCGATAGAATTGATGAAAGACTACTTCTCCAAGGATAAGGTCTGGCGCAATAAGTACATCAAGTCTATATCAACATTTGACTGGCAGTTCGATTTCAACTCAGCAACATTCTCTGGCACTGGAAATAACTATGTAGATCAGCTATTGTTGCCTTATGTTATAAGCAAAATGGTGTTGATATAGAATGAGTATTCTTGTTGACTCCATCCTAAATATGAAGATGGATGTTTATATTCAGCAAGATGTCCAGGATCCAAACACTGGCGCTATTAAAAAAAGCTGGCATTATGCAAGAACCGTTCCCTGCTACGCTAAGGGAATAATTAGCAATTCAGCCACAAGAGCATCAGATAAGCAGACCATGGGTAATACATATATTAACCAGCAGACTGTTGAGATTAGAACACAGAAAAGAATCACATTACGTGAAAAGATAACTAATATCAGAGACTCTTCAGATAATGTTATTTGGACAGAACTAGACTATCCTACAGAGACTCCAACAGTATTTGAGCTTGTTGGAACAACGCCTATCACCGATCCATTTGGTGGAGTTCTTGGGTACAGCCTTGTAGCCCGTAGATCGGAGAATCAGGTAATTGGACTCTAGTGTTGCTTTATTACAGACTGCAAGCGGACTTGAAAAAACAATGTCCGCTCCACCAGTTGGTATAATAAAAGATTCATCTGTAGCACAGGTATCCGCATTTCTATATTATCAGGCAAATGTTTTAGCCAAGCTAACATCAAATAGAGAGTTTAAGAATTTATTTAAAAAGACATTATTTGATCAAATAGAAAAAGACTTCGGAGAGTTTATAGATTCATCAGCAAGAGTAAAGCCAAAAGCTTTGCATCATATGTATGAATGGAATCGCACAGGACAAAAAACATCTCGATTATTTAAGATAAAACGAATAGACACTGAAGGTCTATCATTTAGAGTAGGTTATGATTTTAAGCTTTCAAAGACTAGCGTCCCATCAAAAAATAAAAAACAAAAGAAAAAGTATATATTTGCAAACAAAGCTTCTGTGATGGAAGCTGGAATGCCCGTCATAATCCGTCCAAGGTCCGCTGAGAGGCTTGTGTTCGAATTAGATGGTATAACAGTGTTCATGCCCAAAGGCTCCTCAGTGACCGTTAAGAGCCCAGGAGGACGTGGTTCTTCTAATCAATTTAGACTACATTTTGGAAGATACTTTGGCGGGGAATTAGTGAATAGCTCAATAAAAAATTCAGGCTTCCAAAGCATATTTGGAGCTAGAATATCTAAGGCGCTATCAGTTCCAGTTACAATAAAGAAAGTGCAATATAGCTTCAGCCCTGGTAAAATAAGACTAGAGGCGGATTCAAACTTACAAGCAGCATTTGGAGGATCATTATGACAGTAGATTACAAAATAGACTCAGTTTTCGAGATCAGAAAGTTCCTCTGGAATGAGCTAAAAGAAAACAATATATTTGATGCTAACGACTACTATAGCGACAATATTGGATTAGAGATAATCCCTATTATCCCAGTACAGCAACAGCCAGAAATGAATCAATTTTTAAGCGGGAAGAAGCATATAGTCTATGACAAGATAGGAATGTCCTATGAGGATATCTGGCTCATATGCTGTGAGAAGATTCTATTTACAGTATATTCTACAGAGATCACAGATATCTACGAAATTCGAAATTTAATGACAGACCTATTTAGACGTATGGATGATTCAGCAAGAGATATCAATAGATTTAAGGACGAGCCAAAGCTCAAATTCCATAGCATCAATATGATGGAAATATCCCCAATCTCACCCTCAGAGGAGCTTCAAGGATTCCTTTCAGCAGACATAATCCTTGAAGTTAAATATTCAAGAATAACTGGCCCAGACGGACGATTTATCTAGCTTGCCTTTTGATTGACTATACCGTAAAATTGGACTTGAGGTAAAAAGCCTAGCCAGCTTTGATTTAGATTAAATTAATATATATATATGTTTATTTAACAGGAGGTTTTACAAATGGCACAAAATACAGGTAATGCTAAAAATATTTTAGTTGGTGCTTCACCACTATTTATTTCTAACATCGACGTAACAGATACAGATTATGTAGAAAATGCAGCTCCAGGCGCAGGCGATTTCGCTTTTGAGTCTGGTGTATCTTTCACAAACACACTTAACGATATCGACCAGGTAGCTGGTGAGTTCGGATACCGTAACGTAGGTTACACAAACAACGGTCTTCAGGTTACATACAACCCATCATACGGTTCAGTAAC